CGTCTTTACCCTCTATTTGATGGGGCTTCTGCCTCACCTTACCCGAGGGCCGTCTCCGAATTGTTTTCGAAGGCGCAAAGGATAATTTCGGATATCTTGGGCCCATGTCCTACACTCTTGGAGGGTAGGTTTGGTCCCGGAGCGACTTATGGCGATAAGGGTGTGTTGACTACCATACCCGACAAAATGTCTTCCCGACCCACTCTCACATCGGATGCTTGGCCATTCCTTTTTCAATGGAGTGGCACGCTTTGGGCGAAAGCCCTTGCGTCGTCCGAGAAAGCGCCTCAGTTTTTCCCTGGGAATCGTTTTACAACGGTTCCTAAGGACGCTACTAAGAACCGTGGCATTGCCATTGAACCTAGTATAAATGTTTTTTATCAGCTCGCCTATGGTGGTCAGATAAGAAACAGACTGAGCCGTTCAGGTATCGACCTGAACGTGGGGCAAGAGATTCATCGGCAGCTTGCCGAAGAGGCCTCTAACCAAGGCCATCTCTCTACCCTGGACCTTTCAAATGCTAGTGATACCATTTGCAGGAATCTTGTGAAACTCCTGCTTCCCCCAAGGTGGTTCGAGTGGCTTGATGCCCTTCGTTCCAAGAAAACTCTTATTGAAGGACGTAATATCCTTCTTGAAAAGTTCTCATCTATGGGTAATGGTTTCACCTTCGAACTTGAGACCTTGATTTTTCTTGGTCTCATGGGGTCCATTACGGGGCCAGATTCGATTGGGCGAACGGTCTTCGCTTTTGGCGACGACCTAATCTTCCCTTCCGAATTTACGGAGGATATATCTTCTCTTCTTGGGTTCTGCGGTCTCGAAGTTAATCACAGTAAGAGTTTCTCTTACAGTGCTTTTCGCGAGTCGTGTGGCGGGGACTACTTTCTTGGAGAAAAGGTTCGACCTTACTACTTGAAGGAAGACCCCGATGAGCCTCAAAAGCTTATTGCCCTAGCCAACGGATTGAAAAGATCTGCTGGCGATCACCTCGGTCGTTGGATATTACTCCAACGCGCATGGTTAACGTGTATCTCGGAAATTCCTTCCGGAATACGTAGTTGTCGTGGTCCTTCAGACCTCGGCGACCTCGTCATCCATGATTCCCCAGATTTCTGGTGGACGAAGC